TGTTCAAATCTGGCAACACCATTCGGACCATTTCTCCTCAAAAGACGGTTATGGCATCTGCAACGATTGCAGAAACTTTTACATCAAATGCTGGTGTATATGACCTGTCTCGTTTTCTCGGAACTCTTTCTCTGTTTACTGATCCAGATATAGAGTTTATGGACAAACAGTTCTTTATCAAAAGTGGAAACGGTCAAAGCACTGTGAAATACACATACGCCGCGGAGTCTATGATTGTAACTCCTCCAGACTCCGATATTGCCCTTCCTAATCCAGATGTGGTCGTCAATTTGACAAACGATGATTTGCAAAAAGTCATTCGTGCTGCAAGCGTCCTTCAACTCGGAGAAATTGCTTTTAGAGGCGATGGAGAAAATATTAGTATTGTTGCTCTTGACACAAAGAACCCAACTGCCGATGGGTTCGATATCGTATTGTCTGCAACAACGGACAAAAACTTTCTCATGGTTATCAAAGTTGAAAACCTGAAACTAATGCAAGCCGATTATACGGTGTCACTATCGTCTAAAGGCTTGGCACATTTTAAGTCTGATAAAGTCCAGTACTTTATTGCAATCGAAAAAAACAGCACATTTGGAGCATAACATGACAGAACAAACACAAGACGCGGGTATTACCCTTAACGATATCACACTTGCGGTGCAACTAATTGATGTTGCATCTGCGCGCGGAGCAATTCGTGGTGAAGAAATGGCAGCCGTTGGAATCCTTCGCCAGCGTTTCTCAGCATTTCTAAAGGCAAATGAAGTGGCGCCAGAAGCGACAGAAGAAGCGTCTGCTGAGTAATAAAACAAAAGAAGAGGGTTGACAAATCCTCTCTTTTACTATATGATGATAGCTAGAATTGCCTAACAGGGTGTGTTTCTAGAGTAGTTGGGAAATACGTGACAGTTTTCCGCGAACTACACTTAAATTTTAATATGATGGAGTGAAAAATGTTTCGCAACTTGACGAATGAAATAATCTTGGATGCTGCTGACGTGGCAGATGAACTACTTGAAAAAATGAACTTTGACAGAAAATACGCTTTTGTCTCAGAAAATTCAAAAAAACCTATGTCTTTTCAACTACAATCTCCTCTATTTGGATCACTGACACACAAAGATTTAAATCAACCCGGTTTTTACGCAGTGTATCGTTTTGGTGTTCCTTTGTATGTGGGCGCTTCTGGTCGATCAATTGCTAACAGACTGTCAAGATTTGGAAAAGAAGTCCATGGTAAATCTCGCTCAGATGAAAATCATCCAGCAGCAAAAAAATATCGCAATCATTATGGTCGCAGTAATTTTGAAGGCTTAGAAGTTGTTTTTCATTTGTTCGAGCCGCCAAAAAACATCGCATTGAGGGCTATTGAAACTGTGCTTATCAGTCGCATTAAACCAATTTACAATGTTGATCATAATACCAATACCACAGTAGTTGACAAAATTGTTTCTCCGTGTCATAGTAAAAAGAGTAAGAATGATGCAGATTTGACAACATTTTTTTGATAGGGGTATATTATGCAAAATGAGTTTTTGTGGGTTGAGAAGTATCGCCCAAAGACTGTCCAAGATACCATTCTACCAGCCGAACTGAAAGCCACATTTCAACAGTTCGTTGACCAAAAGAATATTCCAAACTTGCTTCTGACTGGTCGTGCTGGTATTGGTAAGACTACAATCGCGAAAGCGATGCTTGAAGAAATTGGTGCAGATTACATTGTAATCAACGGATCGATGAATGGTAACATTGATACACTGCGAAACGAGATTGCAAACTTTGCGTCCTCTATCTCATTTACTGGTGGCCGTAAATATGTCATTCTAGACGAAGCCGATTACCTGAATGCCAACTCCACACAGCCAGCACTTCGTAACTTTATGGAAGAGTTTTCGAACAACTGTGGTTTCATTCTGACTTGTAACTTCAAGAACCGCATCATTGAACCTCTCCACTCTCGGTGTTCTGTTGTTGAATTTGCCATTCCGAATGCGGAGAAGCCAAAGATGGCTGCATTGTTCTTCAAACGCACCTGCAATATTCTTGAAAAAGAAGGTGTGGCGTTTGACCAAAAAGCTGTCGCTGAGTTCATCCAACTTTACTTTCCAGATTGGCGTCGGTGCTTGAATGAACTGCAACGCTATGCGTCTACTGGCAAGATTGACGCTGGTATTCTCGCAAATAAGAATGATGAAAATATTGACACTCTTATCGGTTTCATGAAAGAGAAGAAGTTTACGGAACTACGCAAATGGGTTGCTGAAAATACTGATATTGACTCCTCGATTCTGTATCGTCAACTGTATGACGTTCTTCCAAAGAAACTCAAAAGTACACAATCTTTGGCGTCTGCAATTATCATTCTCGCAGAATACCAGTATAAAGAAGCGTTTGTTGCTAACTCTGAAATCAATCGCGTGGCTGCACTCGTGACACTGATGGCAGAGGCAGACTGGAAATGAACTTTCTGTGGAAAAAACCCAAGAAGAGGTGTATCGTTTGCGATGTTATAGTTGGTAATAGTCCAGCGCATATACGTTACAAGTATATTGAAGATGATGGAGCCAAGATTGGCACCGCATACCTCTGCGAAAAATGCGCAAATAATATGGAACAATCTGCGCAAGTGGAGACAGATGATGACAAACCCGTTTGATTACATCGCCAGCATATCTACCAACAAAAAGAACATGATGCGCGATAGTGAAAATGACACTCTTGCGGAAAAGCAGTATAATGCTTGGATCGTAAACAAGGGTCTATCATACTTTCAAGACACCGTTCTTCACGCCAATCTAATGAATATCAACCACCACCTAGGCAATCGTCCTCAGTATGAATTTTTGCTAAATAGTATCAGACCCAGTAAGCGTTATGCAAAATGGGTTAAAGACGAAGGTGACGAAGACCTTGATGCTATTTGTTCCGCATATGCTTGCAATAAAACTGTTGGGCGAGAGTATCTTTCTTTGTTGTCTTCTGAGCAAATCTCTGCTATAAAAAAGCAACAGGAAATAGGTGGAACTAAAAAATGATAGAAACGTTAGTGGAGGTCGAGCTATTACACGATGAAAATTTTCTAAAGATTAAAGAGACGCTAACACGCATTGGTATTGCATCGCGCAAAGATAAAACGATTTACCAATCATGCCATATCTTGCACAAACAAGGCAAGTATTACATTGTCCACTTCAAAGAACTTTTTATGCTTGATGGTAAAATCAATAACTTTGATGAAGAAGACAGAGGACGCAGAAATACCATCGTCAATCTGTTAGAAGAATGGAACTTGATTCGAACTGTAAATCCAGAAATGATTCAAGACCCAGTAGCGCAATTGTCGCAAATCAAAATTCTCTCACACAAAGAAAAGAGTGAATGGGAACTTGTTGCGAAGTATTCTATTGGTAAGAAAAAGTAACAACACAATATGAAAAGGTGAAGAATGACTAACGTATTTAAAGACTCATTGAAATTTATGGTTGCTACAGGTCAAACTGATGTGCCGAATAAAAAGTTGTCCAAACTGTATTTGGGTTTGATCAAAGAAGAATACAAAGAACTCCGTGATGCTGTAAAAGCAAAAGATGAAGTTGAAATCCTTGATGCTCTTATTGACATTATGGTAGTCACTGTCGGCGCTGCACATGCGATGGGCTATGACGCAGAAGGCGCTTGGAACGAAGTGATGAAAACTAACTTTGCCAAGATCGATCCAGAAACTGGCGCAGTGCGCCGCCGCGAAGATGGAAAAATTTTGAAGCCTGAAGGCTGGAAAGCACCAGAACTCGCACCATTTTTAACAAAAGTAGTATAAATAAACTTGAGTCGCCATAACGGGACTCTCACATAACTTGCGCTTTAAGGAGGCAAACATGACTTACGCTACTCTATTGACCGCATACGGTCCACTTCTAAACACCTCAAACACTGTAACAACAGAAAAGGTGACAGGCTATCCTCCCTATAACATCGTAAAGACCAGCGATATGACATACGTTATCGAAATGGCAGTTGCGGGATTCAAAGAGGATGAAATTCAAGTCGTAGTAAAAGAAAACGTTCTTACTATAAAAGGTAATAATGTAACAGAAGAAAAGGAATATATCCATCGTGGCATTGCATCTCGTTCTTTTGCTCGCACTTTACGCCTCGCTGACACTATCGAAATCAAAGGTGCCTATCTTGCAGATGGTATGCTTACAATCGAACTCGAAAATGTCATCCCAGAGGAAAAGAAAGAAAGACTGATTCTAATCTCTTCGAAGAAGTCTACACCAGAATTACTAGTTGAAAACAGTTAATCAGTAAAATCGGAGCAGAGGTTGAACCTCTGCTCCACCTCACACACAACACACAGAAAAGGAAATACAATGAGTAAGAACCCATTCGAAATTCGCGCAGAAATGTTGCAACTTGCAAAAGACTATATGGACCAACAATACCATATGAACATTCAGTTGCTGCAAGACCTTTTTGCACAAGGTAAAATTCAGATGGAAGAATTGAAAAATGCTTCAAAGTTATACAGTTCGGAAGAACTATTGGCAAAAGCTAAAGAGTTTTACGGCTTCGTTTCAACCAAAGACAAGGAATAAAAAACATGATCGATCCAGATCACAGTGTATTTCGCACTCCGGGTGAAAAGAAAAAAGGCGGCAAATAATGTGGCCATATACCGAAGAAGAACTTGACTTCATCAACGGCAAAAAGAGATAAGAGCGCTTCGGCGCTCTTTCTGCTTGACACATACACGTTTATGTGTTATATTGAATGATATTACAAAAATAGGAGAGAGTATGGCAGTATCTTTTTATACTGATGTGAAACAGTATGGTAACCGAATGATGGTAAGAGCCATTGAAAATGGTAAGCGTGTAAAATATGAACTTGACTACTCTCCTTATCTTTTCGTAAAAAGCCGCACTGGTACTAGCAAAGGCGAGTATCGTACCATTCACGGCGATGTTGTTGATAAGATGTCCTTTGCTTCAATCAAAGAAGCGAAAGATTTTTCTCAGAAGTATTCTGGCGTATCTGGCTTTGAGTTTTATGGCATGAACCAGTTCGTCTATCCGTTCATCAATGACAAGTGGTCTGGTGAAATTGCGTATGACCGAGACTATATCAATGTGGTATCTATCGATATCGAAACTATGTCCGATGATGGCTTTCCTGACATCAAGACTGCAAACAAAGCACTCACTGTTATTACCATTTCTGACGGCAAGAAGTTTGTTGTTGTCGGCATGGGCAACTACAAAATCCATCGACCAGACGTTACATACTATAACTGTTCCGACGAAAAAGAATTGATCTGTCGTTTTCTAGAAGAATACCGCAAGATGGATCCAGACATTCTGACTGGTTGGAACATTGAGTTTTTCGACGTTCCGTATCTTGTCAATCGTATCAAGGTCGTGATGGGTGATGCTTGGGTAAAGATGCTATCTCCTTGGAATATTGTGCGAGAAAGCACACAAAGGCAGAACGGTGTAGAAACACAGACATTCGACATTGCTGGTGTTGCTGTCATGGACTATCTTGCCATCTATAAGAAGTGGACTTTTACCCAGCGTGAATCTTACAAGCTAGACTTCATCGCGCAAGCCGAACTTGGACTTGGTAAACTTGATTACTCTGAATATGGATCACTGCATGGCTTGTATGTTGGCAACTATCAAAAGTATGTCGAATACAACATCCGAGATACTGACATTATCAACAAACTGGATGATAAGTTGAAACTTATTGACCTTATGCTGGCACTGACTTATGACGGCAAGTTGAACTATACTGACTCCCTGACTTCTGTCCGTATGTGGGATGTGATCATTCACAACTATCTGATGAAAGATAAGATCGTCATTCCACAACATGATCGCCAAGGCGGAAATCAAAATATCGTCGGTGGTTATGTGAAAGACCCTATTCTTGGTCGTCACGACTGGGTATGTTCTTTCGATTTGAACTCCCTGTATCCTCATCTTATCATGCAATACAATATCT